AACTGTGGCTGGTGCTGTTACCTCATCAATACTTGCCAATTTATTTGTTAAATCTAAAATGACGTTGTTGTAATTCGTTACAATTCGTCTGGCAACTTGATTACTGTAGCGGTTTAAGTCAATCGCCTCTCTGTAGAAAGTTTCTGGTGTTGACATAAATTAATCTTCATCTTGTTCTGGTTCATCTGGTTCTGTTTTTTCTTCTGGCTGTGCCATTTCTACCATGCCACCACTTTGTGTGCTTTCGATTTCTTCCTCTACATCAAAATCATCACCTAAGACCTCACCAGCAGATAATTGATTTAACAATGTTTCTTGTGTAATTGTTCCAGCACTAAATAACGTAAGCAAACTTGTAATTTCTTGTGGTTCTAGTCTTGCACTTACAAAGTCTCTGTTTACAAAACTACTGCCTGCATTAGGTTCATTAAGATATTCACTGTGAAACTTCAAACAGTTATCTATAAGGTCTTGCATTTGCTGTGCTATTACCATCATAGTTGAATCGTTTTGTGATCTGTCTATCTGTTTTGCCTCTGCTGATTCTCCTACTAATTTCTGTCCTAGTACAGCTGCTAATGATAGTGTGTTTATTTGGTCTTTAATATCAGTTAGTCTTTGAAACTGGCTATCATAACTGTCTCCTGATGGGCTAATATATTCCATTCTTGACTCTGGTGGCAGAGATAGCGCCTCACTGGGTCCAGTAGTTATCTCGTCAGCATTGGGATAACCAAAGACAGCAAGCAATGGTACAGAACTGATGTGTAAAATATTATCTAGGTCAGATTGTATTTGGTAATGCTTAAGGTTTAGTTCTGCAATGTCATATAAAGGACTGCGGCTTTCGTAGAAACCAACCCTATTAGAGTAAGCAACTGCAAAAGGAATCTTATCCTTAAGACTCATCTCTCCCTCATCAAATAATCTGTATTCATTTTTCTTATCGTCTTTTCTATGAATTTCGTATCTACCCCTCTCTAATACCCTAATTTGCTTTATTATTTTATCTCCGTACTTTCCGTCAGGCTCTACCACTTGCTCCATTAATCTTAGCTGAGTTAGCTGCCTAGAACCTTCTATAATTTCAGATCTCCAACCTAATATATCTTTTGGTGTATAAGTAACCCAATATGGCCTTGTCTTATCTCCTTCTTTTGGTGCATCAACTAAAACACCTACATGGCCAAAACTAATAGCTTGCCTAGCTGTCTGGTAGAGCCACACATTGAGATCATTTCCCTCTAAATCTACATCAAATAGCTGCTCTCTTACTAAGTCAGATACATCATCAAGTCTTACTGGTTTTCTCACCAGCATACCTGAAAGCATTTTTTCTATACGCTGCAAATATGGTACTACTGTTGACCTACTAAGTCTTACGTCATAACTATCGTCAGTCTCTCTAGCTTCCTGTGGTAAATATTTCCTGTGTTCACTTCTAATCTTATACGTACCCTCTTTAAGGTCTGTGATTAAATCCCAAAATTGAGCCATTCTTTGATAGGCCGCGTTAGGGCTGGCAACTGTTGTAGCAGCTTGTGTTATTGGCTGATTGTAAATATTTAGTGAGCTATACACAGTTTTGCCTCAATAGTACCATGTTCTTAATATATTCTAATGCCT